GATCAAGGTTCTGTGACTCTCGACCAGTTTCCGGGCTTTGCCCGGACTGGCGGTCTCCCCCGATTTCTCGGAGGTTTCCTAGAGTGCGTGTTCGACCGCAAGAGTGCTCGGTTGCTGGACGATCCTAGTATTGACGCTATCTACGCGGTACGTCAGTTCACACTGATGTTCAGCAAGATAGCACTTCCCTGTACGGAAACCCGTAGAAAGGAAGCAATACGTGGATATGTCCAGACTGAGCAGGATGTTCGCCTACATGACGCGAACGCAAGTAGCCATGATCTGGCTGACTTTGCTCGCGTCGGCCGTTTGCTTTGGAGCAGGCTCCTCTCTTGCGTGGATGTTCGCATCCACACAGAAGGAGTGCTTCCAAAGCACGGTCCGGGTGCTACAGCCGACCGACTCCGAGGAAACTCGAAGTACGATTGTCAACTGTGGACCTCACGGTTGGAATCAGAATTCCCACACTGGGAATACCTGATTCCAAACCCTCGGTTTCTTGATCGGACCGAGGAGGTTTCAATCCTGCCTCCCGGGGAGGAGATGGCTGTCAGAGTCATCACCGTCCCCAAGACGCTCAAAACCCCACGAATCATCGCCGTCGAGCCTACTACAATGCAATATATGCAGCAGGGTATTCTCGAGGTGATGATGGAAGAGATTGCGCGCGATGACTTCGCGCGTAACCTCGTCATGTTCGAACAGCAGAAGCCTAACCAGCTTCTTGCTGAAGAGGGATCCATTACTGGAGCTCTCGCTACACTCGATTTGAGTGAAGCCTCGGACAGGGTTTCGAATCAGCATGTACGCTCGCTAGTTGCTAATCATCGCGCGTTGAGAAACGCCGTTGATGCAACTCGTTCGCGGAAGGCTGATCTGCCTGACGGTGGCGGAATTATTCGCCTCGCCAAGTTCGCGTCCATGGGATCCGCTCTCTGCTTTCCTTTCGAAGCTCTCGTCTTTACGACGATTGTCTTCCTTGGGATTGAAAGAGAGCGCAACCGAAGCCTCACCAGAGAGGACGTTAGATCCCTCTTTGGTAAGGTGCGCGTCTACGGAGACGATATCATCGTCCCCGTAGAATATGTGCAATCTGTGATCAGGGAGCTCGAAACTTTTGGGTTTCGAGTGAACTCTCACAAGTCTTTCTGGACTGGTAAGTTCAGAGAGTCTTGTGGAAAGGATTACTACGCAGGTCACGACGTTTCCATCGTGAAGATGCGCAGTATGATCCCTGAGACCAGGCAGCACGTTGAACAGCTTGAAAGTATCGTCAGCTTCAGAAACCACCTGTTTCATAAGGGGTTTGTGAAGACTGTCGATGCTCTCGACAAGCTTATCGGGAACGTTATTCCATTCCCGATCGTAGACCACTACTTCTGCGAAGAAGCTGGTGACTACGTGAGCTCGTCAACTGTTCTGGGTCGTCATGACTATGGGCCTTGCCAGGCCGAACGTCATGACAGACACCTCCATCACCCTCTAGTCAAGGGTGTGGTTGTGTCTTCGCAGCGTCCAATCTCGCGATTGGATGACTACGGTGCCTTGATGAAGTGGTTCCTCAAGAGGGGCGATAAGCCCTTCGAAGAGTCGGATCACCTTCAACGTGCTGGGCGTCCTGTGTCCGCTCGCATCAA